AGTGCGGGCAGTTTCCGGCATCGGATTCACGCGATCTAGTCGATACCATGTCGCAGGCGTTCCATCGGATTATCGACAGTGGGTGGATACACCACAGCGACGATCCGGTGGCGGAGGAAGTCGTCGAGGAGCGGCGTGGGTTTTATTGGTAGGAGAATGAGATGGCTGAGATTATGCGCGAGCCGGAAATTATCTGGCAGAACGAAACCCGCTACGAGTGTTTCGACGATGGTCACACGCTGAACGACATTGCGCGGTGGATGATGCAGAATCCGATTGACGCGGCGGAACTGCGGGACGCGCTCACGGAAATGCTGGCGGCTCGTATGTAATTCTGCTATGGTATAATATATGGCGCTCCGCATAGAAACCGAGGATGATACCGAAATCGAACTCCCGACTGCGGGGCCGATGACGGTTGACGGCGCGCTGATTACGGAAATGGACGACGGCGGCGTTGAGATTGACCTTGACCCGCAGCCGGAGATTGATACCGTAGAAGCGTCTGTCCACGGCGCGAACCTCGCCATGCATCTGCCGAACGACGTGCTGAACGCGCTGTCGTCGTCGCTGCTTGAGGGCGTCGAGCAGGATAAAAATTCGCGCGCCGAATGGGAAGAAGCCGGCGCTCTTGGCATCAAGCTGATGGGCCTTCAGATTGAGCAGCGCACGAAGCCGTTCTCTGGCGCGTGTGGCGTTTATGACCCGCTGATGGCCGAAGCCGTCGTGCGATGGCAGTCGAACGCAATGGCGGAACTGATGCCGGCGAAGGGGCCGACGAAAACGCAGATTGCGGGCGTCGAAACACCGGCACTGGCAGCGCAGGCGTCGCGCGTTGAAGCGTGGATGAACCTTTATCTGACGCAGCGCGCGCCGGAGTATTACGAAGAAAAAGACCAGATGCTGATGTGGCTGCCGCTCGTGGGCAGCACGTTCGTCGAGGTTTATCAAGACCCGAATATGCGCCGTCCGGTGGCGCGGTTCCACACGCCGGAGAAGGTCATCGTTCCTTACGGCGCGACCGACCTTGAATCGTGCCCGCGCTATGCCGTCGTGAAGCCACAGTCGCGTCGCCAGATCAAACTGTCGATGATTAACGGCTTCTACCGCACTGTGCCGCTTGACGAGCCGGTGCCTCAGTCGCGCGATGACGCAATCAGCGAGGCCGTTGACGAATCTCAGGGCGTCGAGAACAGCGCGGACGTGGGTGAAACCTACGACGTTTATGAAGTCCGCTGCGACTTGAACCTTGAAGGGTTCGAGCACAAAGAAGACCTGCCGCTGCCGTATATCGTCAGCATCGAGAAGGAAACACAGCAGGTTCTGTCGGTGCGCCGGAACTGGCGCGAGGGTGATCCGGGTTACGAGCGCAAGAGCGACCTGATTCACTATAAGTTCATGCCGGGCTTCGGGTTCTACGGCATCGGCTACGCGCACCTGCTCGGCAATAGCGCGATGACCGCGACGATGGGCACGCGAAACGTCTTGGACGCCGCGACTCTGGCGAATTTCCCCGGTGGCGTGCGCACGAAGGGTGTGCGCTTTGAGGACGATAACTTCACGATTGCGCCGGGACAGTTCAAGGAAGTCGATACGGGCGGTCAGCCGCTTCAGAACGTCTTCATGCCGCTGCCGTATAAAGGCGCTGACCCGACGCTGTTCGAGGCGACGAAGGCTGTGCGCGAAAACGCGCGCGGGCTGGCGAGCACGACCGAGATTTCCGTTGGCGAAGGCCGGCAGGACGCGCCGGTAGGCACGACAGTCGCGCTCATGGAGGCCGCGAACCTCGTGCGCAGCGGCACTATCCGGCGTTGCCACCGCGCGCTTGGGAAAGAACTGAAGGCGATTGCCGACCTGTTCGGCGAGAACCTTGGCGACGAGCCGTATCCGTTCCCTGTGCGCGGCGGTCAGCAGATGCTGATGAAGGCGGATTTCTCGTCGAACATCGACGTGATTCCGGTCAGCGACCCGTCGGCGGCAAGCAGCACAGAGCGCAAGGTGCGCGCGGAAGGTGTCGTTCGCATGGCGGGGCAGTTTCCGCAGCAGCACAATCTTCAGGCCGCGCTGACGATGTTCTATACCGAGATGGGCTACGACGCGGAAGTGACGGCAATGCTGGTTCCGCCGCCGCCGAAGCCAGAAGAAGCGCGCCCGCTTGACCCGCTGAGTGAGAACATGAACGCAATGGTTGGCAAGCCGCTGGTGGCGGGTGATTATCAGGATCACGACGCGCACATTGCGGCGCACATGCCGATTGCCGAGCGGAACCCGTCCGTGCAGGCGCACATTAACGAGCACATCGCGTTGCAGATGCGCGCCCGCGTGCAGCAGATGATTGGCCAGCCGTTGCCGCCGATGGGTCAGCCGTTGCCGCCGCAGATCGAGAACCAGTTGGCCGTCATGGTTGCGCAGGCCATGCAGCAGCTTGCGCCGATGTATAAGCCGAAGGCCGCAGAGGACGCGATTGTCGAGGTCGAGCGCGAGAAGGTGCAGGCGAAGCGCGAGGCCGATGTGCTGAAGGCGCAGACGGCGCTTCAGGTGGCGCAGGTTAACGCGGCAGTTGACGACAAGAAGATTTTGGTAGATAGTGCGTCAGAAGCGGCAGACCGGCAGACGCGGATTGCGATTGCCGCGATGGGTAGTGGAGAAAGACGATGATGTATAAAGCCGGTGGCAAGGTGAAGGGCAAGGGCATGAAAGATTGCGGCCCGATGAAGGACAAGGCGATGCCGATGATGAAAAAGGGCGGCAAGGTAAAGAAACCCTGCTGATGCCTAAGCCGTTTTGGGAAACGCCCGCGCCGAAAGGCAAGCCGAAGAAACTGACGCCTGCTCAGAAATCGAGTGCGAAGGCGGCGGCGAAGAAGGCTGGGCGGCCTTATCCTTCGCTGGTCGATAACGTCAACGCGATGCGCAAGAAATGAAACCGTCTGATAAGATCGCCAAGACGATGGGCGAGTTCAAGCGCGGGAAACTGCATGGCGGAATTGACCCCAAGGGGCCGAAGAAAGCGCCGGTCGTGAAAAACCGCAAGCAGGCTATTGCTATTGCACTCTCGCAGGCGGGCCGCAAGAAATGATGCCGCGCATTGCCACGAAAAAGCGCAAGACCGGCGCTGTGAAGATGCAGAAGCCGCCGTTGCCAAAGACGGGCAAGCCGAATCTGCGGAAGATGAAGGGATTGCCGCGTATTTGACGCAGCGAGCAGGAGCAATAGTGAGCCACATCCTTGACACATACCGCCAGAACGTCCATAGTGCGCTCAGTGAGCAGTTGCGTCGCGCGCAGGAAGACCTTCTGAACGGTGTTCAGTTCCGCAGGTCAGTTACCGGCGCTGCGTATATGCCCGCTGTGACGTGCGAGGAAATCGCGCTGACGGCGGTGGAGAAGGCGACGAGGATTAAGGCGCTGAAAGAGGCGCTTGAAGTGACTGAAGAAGTGTATCGCAGGCTTTTCGAGAAGGATGAAAATGACAATTGAGATTGAAGATGGGGTGTGGGGTAAGTCGGGCGGAATTGTTTACGATGTTACCAATGGGGATTTTCGGACTGTGTTCGGCAGCGCGCCTCTCCCGCCGCTCGCCCGCCCCAGCACGGTATCGCACATCACCGTCGCGGAAGAATCTGAAGCAAAGGCCCTGATCGACGCGCAGTTCGTCGAAATGACGGGCAAGCCGATGGACATGCGGCCTTCGGGCTTCTACATCGTCCTCAAGATTTATATTCCGCCTGAGTCGAAAGACCTCGGCGAAGGCAAGAAACTGTTTCTCGCAGACTCGACGCGCGATGACCGCAAATACACGTCGGCCATCGGCCTCGTCTGCGCTGTCGGCCCTGATGCCTATACCGGCGAACGCTTTGAACGCAGCGGCCCGTGGTGCAAGGTCGGCGATTGGGTCGCTTTCCCGCGCTATGAATCCATTGCTATGGCTTATCGCGGCGTCAGCATGGCCATGCTCCCCGATGACCGCATCCTGTGTGTCGTCGATGACCCGGCAGACGTTCAATCCATTAACAGCGCGAGTAAGTTCTGATGGCAACCACAGGATTTGAAGGCCCTGATGACGAAATCGAGTTCGAGGTCGGCGAAGAAGGCGGCGAAGAACGCGAGTTCGAGATTGAGGTCAAGGATGAGGAGGGTGACGTAGCCGATGAGGACGCGCCCGCCGCTGACCTTGCCGAACCAGAAAAACCGCAGGCACCCGAACCCGAAGCCCGTCCGAAGTTCCGAGCCGACGCGCGAGTCCAAGCCGCCTTGCAGCGAGCAGCAGAAGCGGAAGCCGAGCGCGACAGAGAGCGAGCCGAAAAAGACACCCTCCGACAGCAGTTGGCAGAGCGCGAACGCGGAGAATACCGCGCGGTGGAGACTGGTCTAGTCGGCGAACTGTCGGCGGCGAAGCGGAAACTTGCAGACGCGCACGCAATCGGCGACTACGAGGCCGTTGCTGAGCAGACCGCAGAGGTCGGTCGCCTGTCTGCTGACCTTCAGGCTGTCAAGTCGTACACGACACAGCGCGGGGCAGAGCAGCCGAAGCAGGCAGAGCAGCCACAGCGTCAGGAACCGCAGCAGGCGCGCGTAGAGCCGCGCACGCAGGCATGGATTTCGGAAAGTCCGTGGTTTGTGCCCGGAACGCCTGAATACGACCCTGAACTTGCCGTTGAAGCGCAGGCGTTTGCGAAGAAGCTGGAAATCCGGTCGCAGCGCGAGGGGAAGCAGGGCTATATCGGCAGCGACGAGTATTTCAACCAGATCAACGCCCACATGGCGAAGACGTATCCAGACGTGTTTGAATACGAAGCGCCGCCTGCCGCGAAGAAGGTGCCGACCATGCGCGCTGACAAGAACGTCGCCCCCGTGCAGCGTCAGGATGCGGCGATGCAGCCGAAGCAGAAGGGCAATATCGTGCGTCTGAGTGCAGAGCAGCGCGATATGGCAGAGCGCATGTTCCCCGCAATCGACGCCAAGCAGGCGTGGGCTACTTACGCCCGCCACATGAAAGGATAATCCATGGCCCCCCGTAAAACCCGCGCAGATGAGAGCCGCGACGCCGAAAGCCGCGCCGTCCTTGAGAATCTGCAAGCAGACCCGTTCCACATTCCTGAGCACGAGATTCCTGACGGCATGGAATATCGGTGGGTGCGCCAGAGCACGCTTGGGCAGGACGATGCCGGCAATCAGGTCGAGCGCGCCCGCGCTGGCTGGAAGGCCGTGCCCGCAGACCGCCACGAGAACGCGGGTGTGCAGTCCACGCTGTTCCGCGAGGGTATGCGTGAGGTTACGACGCCGCGCGGTTACATCGAATATCGCGGGGAGGTTCTGTGCGAGCGACCGAAGCGCATTGGCGACATGATTCGTGCCGCGCTTCAACAGCAGAACGAGGAACAGCTTATGTCCACGCCGGGCATGGATGCGTTCGCTGGCGTTGGATACGTGAAGGCGAATAAGGTTGGCCGTTCGGCTGAGTTTCAGGAGTAACCGACATGGATTACGCCCGCATCGCAAGAATCGCCCACGAAGTAAACCGCGAATGGTGTGCCTTCAACGGCGACGATTCACAGCCGGCATGGGCTGACGCGCCGCAATGGCAGCGCACGAGCGCCATCGACGGAGTCGCGTTCCACGACGCCAATCCTGACGCGACGGACAGTGCCACTCATGACAAGTGGATGGCCGAGAAGGTTGCTGCTGGATGGGTTTACGGAAAGAAGAAAGACCCTGACGCGACGCCGCCAACTCACCCGTGCATCGTCCCGTTTGAAAAGCTGCCGAAAAATCAGTAATTCAAAGACCGCCTGTTCCGCACCGTCGTCCACGCCTGCCTGTGGCCTGACGCATAAGTTTCGCCAGCGGCCTCCCCCTACGCGGCGAAGACTAGAGCCGGCCCCTTAATCGGTGGTCGGCTCTTTTTATGTTGACGCGCGCCACATGCCATGTTATGTTATACCATATTCGATAGCGGTCACGTATCCGCTGGTGCGCCGGCCCTAACCCGTCGAGTTCGATAGTGGTCACGTAGCCACTGGAATAGCGCGCCTTAGCTGCTGCTCATTCATTTCCGAGAGGGAAAAACCATGTCTTACGGCACCAATGCGCCGATGGGCCTCGTTCCGGTGAGGAAGTTGGACGGTTCCGCGTGGACTGGCCAGTTGACGACTTATCGGCTTGCGTCCGGCTACGGCACTGCAATTTTCAAGGGCGATCCTGTCACTCTGCTCGACAACGGCACGATTGGTATTGGCGTCGCTGGCGCTGCAATCATCGGCGTGTTCGCTGGCGTGCAATACATCCCTTCGACTGGCGGCCTGCCGGTCAACAGCCCGAATTGGGTGGCTTCGACCGCCACGCTCGGCGCTGCTGCGGCTCAGGCGATGGTCATTGACGACCCGAACGTGGTGTTCACCATGCAGGAAACCAATGCTGCTGGCACGGGCGCGGGCACCCCGCTCGCACTGACCGACGTTGGCCTGAACGCGAACTTCCGCGTTGGCGCTGGTATCGCTGCGACGGGTCAGAGCACCACGTCGATCAACAACGAAACCGAAGACACGACCAATACGCTGAACGTGCAAATCCTCGGCCTCGACCCGTATCCGGGCAACGTCGTGGGCAACTTCGCCAACTGGCTCGTGCGTATCAACAACCATCGCTTCCGTGCTGGCACGACCGGCGTCTGATCGCGGATTGGGAGAAAAACAATGGCTGTAAATACCGCTGCGATCAAGTCCCTGCTCCGTCCGGGTCTGAACGCCGTCTTCGGCGACTATCCGACCTACAACGGTCAGTGGGCCGAAATCTTCACTCGCAACAAGTCGGACAAGCAGTCCGAAGTTGACGTGGAAACCCGCATGTTGGGTCTTGCGTCGCTGAAGACTGAAGGCGCTTCCATCACCTATGACAATGGCATGGGCGAGCGTTATTCGACGACCTACATCAACCGCACCATCGGCCTTGGTTTTATCATCACCAAGGAAGCGATGGAAGACAACCTCTACAAGTCGGATTTCCCGAAGCAGGCGACCTCGCTGCGCAAGTCGCTGTCGCAGACCAAGGAAATCAACGGTGCCGCCGTCCTGAACAACGGCTTCACCGCTGGCGTCAATGCAATCGGCGATGGTCAGGCACTGTTCTCGACGGCTCACCCCATCGACAACGGCACTGTGGCGAACACCTTCACGGTGCAGGCCGACCTCAACGAAGCATCGCTCGAACAGGCTGCCATCGGCATCCAGCGTTTCCGCGACATTGCCGGCATCCTGACGAACTTCAAGGCCGTCAAGCTCATCGTTCCTCCGCAGCTTCAGTTTACCGCTGAGCGCCTGCTGAAGACCGAACTGCGCACCAGCACCGCGAACAACGACATCAACGCAATGTATTCGCTGAGCACGGTGCCGCAGGGCTATCGCGTCAATCAATACCTGACCGACACGAACGGCTGGTTCCTGATGACCGACGCTGACAACGGCTTCAAGTATTTCGAGCGCAAGGCCGTCGAAAACGACATGACCACGGACTTCGACACCAAGAGCATCAAGGTTTCGGCCATCGAGCGTTATTCGTTCGGCGTGTCGAACTGGCGTGCGGCTTGGGGTTCGTCCGGCGCGTAAGGTTAGCGGGGGCGGCTTTCGGGTCGCCCCTCAACCGATGGAGATTATATGACCCATTTTTCTGACGGCATCCGTGTTGGCGATTTCTTTCCGAATTTCGCTGAGCCGGGCGTGCCTGACTCGCCGATGTTCATTTACGACGTGGTTCCGATTGCGCTGGTGACTGATGGTATCTGCTTGCAGCAGACTCTGGCGGGCGCTGGCGCCGCACTGCTGAACGGCTCGCTTGCGTCTGGCGGCGCTGTTGTTCTCGACGTTCCCCGCAATGTCATCGTTGACGCTGCTGGCGCTGCGACCGCTGTTCTGACCGTGACTGGCACCGACGTTTATGACCAGCCGATGTCGGAAGCTATCACCCTGAACGGCACGACTGCCGTTGCTGGCACCAAGGCTTTCAAGACCATCACCAGCATCGCGGCTTCCGCTGCGGCGACTGATTTCTTCGTCGGCACGGGCGACGTTCTCGGCCTGCCGTATCGCGCCATCAGCCGCAATTACGTGCTGACTGCATGGGATGGCGCTTTCGTGACGACCGGCACTTTCGCCGCTGGCGACACGACCTCGCCAGCCACGACCACGACCGACGACGTGCGCGGCACCTACACTCCGCCGACTGCAACGAACGCCGCTCGCCGGCTGACGCTGTATATCCGGCTGAACACGGCTTCGTTGACGACCGCCTACGGCGTGACGCAGGCGTAATCCCGGTGCCGAAGAAGACGAAGGATTTCGACTTCAAAGCATCGCACCGCAGTAAGGCAGGCGGTCTGACAGAGTCAGGCCGCCGCGCCTACAATGCAGCTACGGGCGGCAATCTCAAGCCACCGCAGCCAGAGGGCGGCGCTCGCAAGAAGTCGTTCTGCGCGCGGTCTGCCGGGCAGATGAAGCAGTTTCCAGAGGCGGCAGCCAATCCGAAGAGTCGCCTCCGGTTGGCGCGCAAACGCTGGGAGTGCTGAGCAGTGGCAATCAAGATTTCAGCACTGACTGCCGGCACGTCGCTTTCCGGCTCCGAGCAGTTCGAGGCCGTGCAGAGCGGGACATCTGTAAAAGTTACCGCCACTCAGGTTCGTGCTTTCGCCAATCAGGAATCGCTAACCTACCGCGCCGTTTCCACGGGCTTTACTGAGACGTTCGCCGCCGCGCAGGACACGATGATCTTGTTCAACGCGGGCACTCTGGCGACGGGCACAGTGACTATGCCGGCGTCGCCGCTCAATGGCCAGGTTGTCCGCGTGACTGCCGCAATGATCGTGACTGCGCTGACAGTTTCGCCGAACGCGGGTCAGACGATGGTTGGTGCGCCGACAGCGATTTCGACGACCACGCCGTTCGCGTTCGTTTACCGCGCGGCCAATACGACTTGGTATCGGGTGTAAGGTGGTCAGCAGCGGCACATATTCCTTTGAGGCCACCGAGCAGGTCGATGTCATCACCGAAGCGTTCGAGCGCATCGGGCGCAATCCCTCGTCGATCACCTCGAACGATCTTGACAGCGCGCGCCGTAGCCTGAACTTCATGTTCAGCGAGTGGGCGAACAATGGCCCGAATCTGTGGGCTGTGGAACTCGTGACGCTGCCGCTCGTCGCCAATCAGCAGTCCTACACGCTGGGCGCATCGACCATCTATATCACGAACGCTGCAACGCGGCAGGTAGTCGGCGGCGTCAACCAAGACCTCACCATCAACCCAATCAGCCGCGCTGAATATCTCTCGCTGCCGAACAAGGCGCAGGCCGGCGACCGCCCGACGCAGTATTACCTCGAACGCACTAACCCGCCGACTCTGAAGGTCTGGCCGGTTCCGCAGGCGACGGGCACGACGCTGCTCTATTACCGGATGCGGACGCAGCAGGACGCGGGCGCATACACGAACTCGCTCGACGGCCCCGGACGACTGCTTGAGGCGATTGCTGCCGGTCTGGCGGCGAAACTGGCCGTGAAGTTCGCGCCTGACCGCGCGCAGATGCTGACTGAAATGGCCGTGAACGCTTACAAGGCCGCGATCATTGAAGACCGCGAGCGCGTGACCATGAGTTTCCTACCGATGGGTGGCAGACTGTGAGCCGTTTCTATCGTTTCAGCCGAAGCAATCCAGACCCGCGCGCCATCTGCGACCGCTGCGGGTTTGAGGTCAATCACTCGTCGTTGAGCGAGCAGCTTGAATATCGCGGCGGTGAAGCGCCCGTCGGCATTGGGATTCTGGTGTGCCCCACCTGTTACGATGCGCCGCAGCCATATTTCGCGCGCCCTCGTGTGAAAAATGATCCTACGCCCGTGACAAATCCACGTCCCCCTATTCCATTGCCTGAGTAAATTCGCTATACAATAGGTATATCTTCGGAGGGTCAAATGCGCAGGGTTGTTGTTTCACGGACGAACGCTGGCGATAGCAACGCGGCTATCCTCGACTATTTCGGCGGCACGAACGTCAGCATTCAGGTTGACGTGCTGAGCGGAACCCCGACATGGACGGTTCAGCAGACGCTGAATGATGTCAATGATCCTGAAATCACGCCGGTCTGGTATAATCACCCCGACACGAACATGGTTTCGCAGACCGTTGGCCGTCAGTCGAATTACTCCTTTGTGCCGATGGCTGCGAAACTTGTCGTGACCGGCACTGGCGTCGTCCGCCTGATTCTGCTTCAAGCCGGCGCTCCGGGCGACCGTTAATGTCTGGCTTGTGGCTCGGCAGCACAAGCCTGTGGCTCGGCAATACCGGGCTGTGGGCGGGTTATTCAGGTTACTCTGAAGGCGGCGGACTCGCGCCGCAGGGCGGCACGCCGACACCGACGCCGCCCGTCACTGCGCCGTATGTCGTCTTGCTCCCCTACGATGTCCTGACGGGTAACAACCCCCACGCCAGCAGCACGCGAACGGTTGTTGCGCCAATCGTTGCTAACAGCACGGCGGCCCTTGAAATCTTGACCGAGCCATCGACGGGCAATGGCGGCGTGACCAACAACACGACTGTCAGCGGGTTTGCGCCGAACACCGACCCCAACGCGCTTTATGGCGTGTGGATTGACCCCGGCCCTGATCCCGGTGTCAACAACCTTACTGGCGCTGGGTTTTCAGTCACGCTTGGCGGCACTGCCTACTCCTTGGCAATCGAAACGTTGTTGACTGCCCCCACATGGCTGTTCTTTTCCAGCCGGGAACCGACGTTTATTTCGGTTTCAGCGCAGGCGCTTCGCAACGGCGGCTTTGGCGGCACCCGGTTTGCCAACCAGACCGGCACCGGCGCTTGGACTATCCTCACCACAACGAATATGACCGCCGGCTCCGGCACCCTCCACAGCCGCAGCGCACGGTTGAAGATCGACCAGTTTGTTCGCATCCCGTCTGCCGGGCGTCCGTTGCCGCAGATTGCGATTACTGTGGACGATACCTTTGCAGCAACCCGCACATTTGTCGCGCCCGAGATTGCGGCCATTGCGAGCGCCGCAGGCGTGTCGATCACGCCCACGGCCTATCTGTCAAATGGCTGGCTCGGCACAGCTACTCGCATGACGGAAACGCAGGCCGCCGAACTGAAATCAATCTACGGCTGGGCGCTGTGCGTTGACAGTGGCAACGAAGGCGAACCGCTGTGTCAAGACAGCACAACGGCGGGCGCTGTGGCGCGGCTCAATGCAAACCGCGACGCGCTACTTGCCCGCTCAGGGCTTGGCATGTCGGCGGATGAAGCCAAGCACATGGCCTATAGTTTCGGCTTCACGGCGTTTTCTGACCGAACAAACGTGGTGCAGTCTGCCAGCACAACGGGGCTATCCACGACCCTTAACATGACCGGTGCAAACGGCGCGTGGGGCTTTGCGATTGCGGGCGGGATGAAGGTCAAGGGGACGGGTGCTGCTTCCCCGCCGACAGTAGTGGCTTGCCCCTTGGGCAATCGGATGACGCTTGACACTGCGGTCAACATCGCAGCCAGCACGCCATTAACGTTCTGCGGTAATCAGTGCGGCGTGACCTTCGTCGCTAACGGCACGACGACGCTGACGAACATGAACACCACTGGCATCGTCGCTGGCCAAGAACTGTTTGCCAATGGCGTTTCAGGCAACGTGGTCGTAAGCGTCGATGTGGAAAGCACCACTGTTGGCGTGGTGACGATGACAAGCGCGGTTTCCGCATCTGTCATCCGTGGCGACTTCCTGTTGCGGACGGCGGCGTTCTATCCTGGCAAACTGTCGCAAGCCATGCTTGACGATGGCTGGCGGACGGGCCGCGTAATTGCGGCATCTGCGCCTAACTGCGCCGTTTACGGGATGCCGCCGACACGCGCTGTTGAACTTGGCAGCGCGTCGGGCGAAGGCGCTAACCCGGACTTTATCAAGCGGCTGATCGACCAAGCCATCCTGAATAACTGGGAGTTGGTAATTTATATCCACGCTGGGACTGGCACGACCGATCCTACTTTTTGGGACACGTCCGTCAAACCATGGCTTGAACATCTGGCCACACAGATCGCAGCAGGCAAGTGCACCTCGCCCACCATCCCGCAGATGTGGGCCAACTGGCAAACGCGGGTATGGTCATGAGCAATCCATCACACTTCGACCTCGGCCAACAGATCGGCCACCTGACCACGCTTATCGAGCCGATTCCGGCAAGGCTTGACAGGCTGGAAAAATCGTTTAACGACGACATAGGTGAACTTCGGGGGGAGATACAATCCCTGAAGGAACAGCGTTCGTGGTTGGTCGGCGTAGGCGTAGGCATTGGTCTGGCGGTCTCCTTCGTTGCAGGCCTGCTTTCGATGCTCGGACATAAAATAGGTATCCTGCCCGGATAGCGGGCGTGCAGAAGGAGTAGATTGTGGGGCTAAACCAACACGATATTTCTCCTGAGCGCGACGCTGAGATATATGCGACTCGCCAAACATGCGAGAGCAACCCGCAAGCGGCGGAAAAGTTGGGGCTTAGCAAGGAGGGCGTTCGGAACGCCGTTCGGCGTCACCTAAGTAGAACCATCGAAGAACGCGGCGCACATATTCTGCCAAGCATGGCCGTCTCCGCCGTCACAGACCAATACGACGCGGGCGGCAACCTAAAGTCCTTCTCGGTTAAGCAATCGCTCGGCGGCCTTGATAGCGTCGTAGAGCAGGACAAGGCGCTTCCGGGTTTCGCGCTCAAGCGTATCAGCACGAACTACAGAGCAGACGGCAGTATCGGGCAGCAGTGGCAGATTCAGTCGCCAGAGCGGGCGCAGATCGCGGAAAGCGTCAGGGAGTTCGTCAGAGGAATCTGTGAGGGCGTCCGGCCCGGCCTGCCAATGGACGCACCTCGCCAGTTCGACGAGGATATTCTGTGCGTCTACCCAATGGGCGACCCGCACTTCGGCATGAAGGCCCACGCGCCAGAAGCGGGCGAAAACTTCGACCTGAAGATCGCAGAGCGGAACACGAAACAGGTCGTTGACCGGCTAGTGTCCACAGCGCCTCCCGCAAAAACAGCGATCCTATTGAATCTTGGGGACTTCTTCCACGCTGACGACAACAGCGCACGGACGAAACAGAGCGGAAACCCGCTCGATGTTGACGGGCGATGGCATGAAGTCCTCAAGGTTGGCGGCTGGACGATGGTTCATCTGGTTTACCGCCTCCTCGAAAAGCACGAAGAAGTAATCGTTTTCAATGAGCGCGGAAACCACGACGACGTTTCGGCAATCGCCATGTCCATCGCGCTCGACATGTATTTTCACAACAACCCGCGCGTCAAAGTCACTGAGCCAGCCGCCTACTACCACTTCTACGAGTTCGGCAAGAATTTGCTCGGCTTCACCCACGGCGACGGCGCGAAAGAGAACGACCTGCCGGCAATTATGGCGCACGACGAGCCTGAAGCTTGGGGCCGCACGAAGCATCGAGTATTCCATCGTGGGCACTTCCACCATGACCGCTCCGTGGATTTGGTTGGCTGCACGGTCGAGACACATCGGACGCTGGCGGCGACGGACGCATGGCACCGCAAGTCGGGCTACCGCAGCAAGCGCGACATGAAGGTTATTACCTATCACCGCGAATACGGCGAAATCGCTCGCAGCCGCGTCAATCTGGATATGGTGTGATGACTCCCGAAGAAGCAGAAGACAACCTCGCCGCCGCCTACGACGCAAAGGCCGCTGCCATGCTTCGGGCGATAGAGGAAGTGGATCGCCAGTTTGCAGCGATTATTGCGCGGCGGGTGCGGGAGTTGGAGGCCGCCCGTGAACGCGCTGCGTGAATCGGTTATCGCCTTGGAAATGGTTTACGCTGCCAAGGATGCCGCAATCGCTCAGGCTATCGCAAGAGTGGATAGAAAGTTCGCTCCGATTATGCTAGAGTGCCAGATGGCATACAAGCAAGCGCAGGAGTCCCGCATGTGTGTAACCGAGGAGGGCGCGTGATGACCCGTTGGATGACTGAAGCACACTCGCTCGTCGGGACGAAGGAGGTTCCGGGCGCGAAGAATAACCCCGTCATCATAGCGTGGGGCAATCGCCTCGGTGCGCGTATTCTCGGCATTGCCTATGGCGCTGATTCGATTCCGTGGTGTGGTTTGTTCGCCGCGCACTGCATGAATAGCGCTGGCATTACTCCGCCGAAGATCGCCATTCGCGCGAAGGCATGGGCGTCGTGGGGCGTTGACGCGGGCATGATTGCGACGCGGCCTCCCCTTGGCGCTGTGGCGGTGTTTGAGCGTGAGGGTGGCGGGCATGTCGGCTTTGTTGATAGCGTCAACCGTGACGGCTCGCTGAATATTCTTGGCGGCAATCAGGGCGATGCGGTGAACGTGCGGCGCTTCAAGCGCGACCGGCTGATTGCGCTTCGCTGGCCTGCTGGCGTTGCGCCGGGGGCGACTGCGCCGTGGTCTGGCTCTGCGGCTGCTGATACTACGGGAGAGGCATAATGTTTGAAAAGATCGCAGCAGCGAAACTGGC